AAACCTATAGAGCTGATTGAAAAGGCTATCACCAATTCATCCAAAAGCGGCGATATCGTTGTTGATGTATTTGGGGGCAGTGGCAGCACACTCATAGCCACAGAGAAAACAAACCGCAGTTGCCGGATGATGGAGCTAGACCCTAAATATTGCGACGTAATAATAAAGCGCTGGCAAGAGTTCACAGGTAAAGACGCAACCCATGAGGCAAGCGGTAAAAAATATGCTGAAATGGAGGCAGAGCAATGCAAAGCCGCATAATGAGCGCCGTCGAGTCGATTAGTAATGTTTTGATCGGCTATCTAGTCAGCGTTGCAGCCAATATCATCGTTCTGCCCATGTTTGGCTATAACGTCACCATCTCAGACAGTTTCGCCATCGGCTTGGCATTTACTGCAATCAGCTTGGCGCGATCTTATATATTGCGCAGGGTCTTTAATAGGTTTTGACATGGCAGCACCATCAACCTTTCCACTCGACACAATATGCAAGTTGCTTGATCTAACGCCGCAGCGGATCAACCAGCTTGTCAATATGGGCGTGATCCCTCGCAAAGAGCGCGGCAGATATGAGCTTGTCCCGGTGGTTCGCTCATATGTGAAATATTTGCGTGAGCGTGCGATCAAAGGCGACGTGCAAGCTGGCGGTGATGATTACGCATCGCATCGCGCTAGATTGACCAAGGCAAAGGCCGATATGGCTGAAATGGAGCGCGAACAGATGGCCGCAAGATTACTGCCGTCAAGTGATGTGCAAAAGGCGTGGTGCGATGTTGTGGCAAACATGCGAACCAAAATGCTGGCGATCCCGACCAATGCGGCAGCCGATACGCAAGCGGCATCAAATCTTGCGGGTGCAAAACAAGTATTGAAGGAAAAAGTGCATGACGCGCTCTCAGAGCTTGCAGAAATGCGAGTCGAAGTCATTACGCCTATCAGGGCCACAGATGATGAAGACGGTGGCGATACAAGCGCTGAAAACGGCGGCTCCACCGCCTGATCTAACGATCTCGCAATGGGCTGACGAATACAGGCGCTTGTCACCAGAGGCATCAGCGGAGGCTGGAAGATGGTCAACGAGCCGTGCGGAATATCAGCGCGGCATGATGGATGCTGTCAGCGATCCCTTGATTGAGCAAGTTGTGCTTATGACAAGCGCACAGATTGGCAAGACGGAGATGATTAACAATATATGCGGCTATCATGTCCATCAGGATGCAGCGCCGATGCTTGTTGTGCAGCCCACCTTGGAGATGGCTAAATCCTGGTCGCAAGAGCGATTTGCACCTATGATCCGCGACAGTGAAGCCTTGACGAGTATCATTGGTGATCCAAGGTCGCGCGATAGCGGCAACACTATGCTGCACAAGATATTCCGTGGCGGTCATATTAGCATTGCGGGTGCCAACAGTCCGTCAGGGTTGGCATCTAGGCCGATCCGGGTGGTGTTATGCGATGAGGTTGACCGATACCCATTATCTGCCGGGACAGAGGGTGATCCTGTTGAGTTGGCTAAAAAGCGATCAACCACCTTCTGGAACCGCAAGATCATTATGGTCAGCACGCCAACTGAGAAGGGTGCGTCTAGGATTGAGAAAGCCTTTGCCGAGAGTGACCAAAGATATTTTCATGTCCCTTGCCCAGATTGCAATGAGGAGCAAATATTGCGCTGGGAGAACGTACAGTGGGAGAACGGCGATCCAAGCACTGCCTTTTATTGCTGCCCTCACTGCGGCGGCGTTTGGGATGATGCGAAGCGATATAGCGCGGTCAAGCGCGGCAAGTGGATTGCGACAGAGCCAACGCGCATCGTTGCTGGCTTTCACCTTTCTGCGTTATATTCTCCGTGGACATCGTTATCGCAGGGAGTGAGTGACTTTATAAACGCCAAAGGCGATCCAATGCGGCTCAAGGCTTGGGTCAACCTATACCTTGGCGAGACTTGGGAAGAGCAAGGTGAGCGCATAGACGAATATGACCTATATGAGCGCAGAGAGGTTTGGGACGGCGAATTGCCAGACGGCGCAGTGGTTTTGACTGCGGGTGTGGACGTTCAGGATGATCGCTTGGCATATGAGATTATGGCGACAGGCAGCGGCCATGAAACTTGGTCGATCCAATATGATGAGATTTACGGCGATCCGTCTAGCGCGGAGCTATGGCAGCGGCTTGATGAGGTTTTGCGGCAGACGTTTGACCATCCAACGCGCGGCGAAATGATTATCCGATCATCCTGCGTTGATAGTGGTGGCCACTATACGCAACAGGTTTATAACTATGCTCGCAAGCGTGCTGGCAATCGTATATTTGCGATCAAGGGTATTGGCGGCGAGGGAAAGCCTATCGCTGGGAAGCCCACCAAGAACAACATTGGCAAGATCAACCTTTTCCCTGTTGGGACCGATACGGCCAAAGAGTTGATCTTTGCTCGGTTAAAGATACCGGAGGTTGGACCGGGATATTGCCACTTTCCGTTTAGTCATAGCGAGGAATATTTCCGAATGCTTACGTCCGAAAAGAAGGTGACAAAGTATTTCAAGGGTCGTCCAAAGCGCGAGTGGGTTAAGGTTCGACAGCGCAACGAGGCGCTTGATTGCCGCGTCTATGCGATGGCTGCGTTGGAATTAATGGGTCTTAATATTGAACACCTTGCAAAACAGGGTAGAAATGGGGTAAAATCATCACAAGTTGTACCTAAAAGGCGTGCGTTCAAGCCGCGTCCTAACAATTTTGTGACAGGATATTAACAGAATGGCCAATCTGTTTGACGCTGACAATGCACTAACGAAGATTCCAGCATCTATAGTTTTGGGCGACTTCGTCCAATTTAAGCTGACCGAATATTCCACAGATTACGACAATTCGCTTCACACGATGGCTCTAATATTGCGCTCTGGCACTGGTGGCAATGTTGAGATCACGATTAACGCGACCAACACTGGCTCGGATTATTTGTTTAGCGCAGCAAGTTCTGTGACTGCAAATTATACGGATGGTCATTATCATTATCAGCTTGAGGTGGTGCAAACGTCATCCAGCAATCGGCTGGTTGTTGACACTGGTGAGATTGACATCATGCCAGATTTGGATGTCAACAATGTTGATCCGCGTGAGCATTCTGAGAAGATGCTGCAAAAGATTGAGGCAGTCTTGGAGAATAGGGCTGACGGCGACTTGTCCAGCTATAGTATAGCTGGCCGATCACTCACTAAGATGTCGCCAGATGAATTGCTGACTTGGCGTGATTACTATCGGCGCGAGGTAAAGGCTCATAAACGGAAACTTGATGTCAAGCATGGCCGCAAAACATCATCCACAATCTTAATGAGGTTCTAGTATGGGCTTGCTTGATTATTTGCCATTCTTAAACGGCCAAGCCGATGAGCCTAAACAGAAGCGTCATCGCAGGTTGCGTCAATATGCTGGTGCAAATCAAGGGAGGTTGTTCAGTGACTTTATCAGTTCTAGCTTTTCGGCTGACAGTGAGCTACGCACAAACCTGCCTATTCTGCGCAACCGATCACGCGATTTGGCGCGCAATAACGAGTATGCAAAGCGCTTTCTAAATCTAATGCGGACAAATGTGGTCGGTGAAAAGGGCTTTACGGTCCAAGTTCGCGCTCGCAATGATGACCGATCACTTGATGCGGCTGGCAATACGATCCTTGAGAACGCATTTCGCGCTTGGGGTCGGCTGGGTAACTGTGATGTCACTGGCCGGATGTCTTGGCTTGATGCGCAGCGTTATGTTGCTGAGACATTAGCACGCGATGGCGAGGTGTTTGTTAAGTTTGTGCAAAATCGCCGTTTCCGTGATGGATTTTCGTTGCAGTTCATTGAGAGCGATCTGATTGATGAGTCGAAGAACGGCAAGGCAGAGAATGGCAACCAAATTCGTATGGGCGTCGAGGTAGACAACTTCCAGCGGCCAGTGGCGTATTATGTGCTAACGGCTCACCCGAATGATACGTTGAATTTTGCCACAAGTGCAGAGCGCAAGCATACGCGCGTCCCAGCGACGGAAATGTTGCATCTGTTTATCCCTCAACGCACGCATCAAACGCGCGGTGAGCCGTTTATGTCGCCAGCCATTGCATCGTTGAAGATGCTGCACGGTTATCGTGAGGCTGAGTTGATTGCTGCGCGTGCTGCGGCGGCTAAGTTTGGCATCATTACAACGCCAGACGGCGATGAGTTTGTTGGCGACGATCAGACTGAGGATGAAGTGCCTGTCATCGATATGGCTCCGGCCTCTGTCTATCAATTGCCGTCGGGCCATGACTTTAAGATGATTGATCCGGTGCACCCTACGTCGGCATTTGCTGACTTTGAGCAAGCGGTTTTGCGCGGCATCGCGTCTGGCTTAAATGTTAGTTACACAAGCCTCTCGAATGACTTAAAGGGCGTTTCATACTCGTCTATCCGTCAAGGCACGATTGAAGAGCGCGATCATTATAAAACACTGCAATCCTTTATCATTCAGCACTTTTGCGAGCCTGTTTTTCGGGCTTGGATGGATAGTTCGTTGACGTTTGGTGATATTCCGATCCCTGTCAGCAAATTTGACAAGTTTAGCGACAATATTCACTTCCGTGGCCGTGGATTCGCTTGGGTTGATCCGCAGCGTGAGATCAATGCCAACGTCACGGCATTGACCAACGGCATAATCAGCATGAACGACGTTGCATCTAACTACGGTCGGGACGTTGAAGAGTTATTCAGCCAAATACAGGCCGACAAAGAGATGGCGGAGCGTTATGGGCTGAAAATGGCATTTGAGCCATTTGGTAACAAAGCACCAGTGCAAGCTGAGATTGAGGAACCAGATGGCGAGCTATAAACCCACAGAAGGCATGAAGACAGAAGCCCAGAGGGGCTTGGATTGGCGCAGCGAGCATGGACGCGGCGGCACAGAGGTCGGCATCGCTAGAGCGCGTGACATTGTGAATGATCGCAACCTGTCAGAAGACACAGTCAAGCGGATGTTTAGCTTTTTCAGCCGCCATGAGGTCGATAAGAAGGCTGAAGGGTTTGACCAAGGCGAGGATGGCTATCCATCAAATGGCCGCATTGCTTGGGCGCTCTGGGGCGGTGACGCTGGCTTTTCTTGGTCTCGCAATATTGTTGAGCGTTTGAAGTCAGAAGAGAGCCGGGCGGTCACTGACGCAGTGAGCGAGGGATTGAAGAATAAAGTCGAGGAACACAATGAAAAGGTTGGGGATGTTGCGTCTAAGCGCACCAATCTGCGCACCTTGACGGCGGTGTTCGAGCGAGGGGTTGGCGCGTACAAAAACAACCCTCAAAGCGTGAGGCCAAATGTGCAGTCGCCAGAGCAATGGGCATATGCGCGCGTGAATAGCTTTCTTTATGTATTGAGAAATGGTAAGTTTAGGTCAGGCAAGCACGACACCGACCTTTTGCCGTCGGGTCATCCTATGTCGTCGAAGCGAGGTGAAGACATGAAAAAACGTCATGTGATTAATATTGAAGAGACTGAGGAAGCGTATGTTGTGACGTTTGCGAAGCCTCACGCGGAGCAGCCAGCGGAGGCGGTTGAAGAAATGCCGACCGAGGAAGAGCGCTTTTGCCGTGAGGAAATGTCTAAGCGTGCCGTCCAGATGGGCGAGAGCGCTGCGATAGACCAGGAGGCTCGTCGCGTCAAAGTTGGCGTTTCTACGGAGGAGCCTGTTGAGCGCTCATTTGGCCTGGAGGTCATTGATCACGAGCGCGGCAGTATGAATTTAGATTTCCTAAATAGTGGTCGCGCACCGCTTTTGTTGGACCATGACATGGAAAAGCAAATCGGCGTGATCGAAGGGGTTGAACTCGATGAAGATGCGCGTCGTCTGCGTGCAATGGTGCGATTTGGCAAGGGTCCACTAGCTTCTGAGGTGTTCAATGATGTTGCTGATGGCATCAGACAAAACATCAGCGTTGGCTATCGTATTGATGGCCGTATTCGTCGTGATGATGATCCAGAGGATTATTATCGTGTAAAAACGACACCGATGGAAATTAGTATTGTGTCAGTTCCAGCAGATCAGTCAAATCTGGTTGGCGTTGGGCGATCAGTTCCAGCAAAACCTCAAACTCAACCATCTTTGGAGGATGTTAAAATGACTGATGAAGTCACAAACAACATCGATCTTGATGCGGTAAAAGCTGAAGCAGTTCGCTCCGCACGCAAGAACGATGCAGAAATCTTGGCAATCGCTGCCAAGCACAACAAGCGTGATCTGGCGAATGAAGCCATTGCAAAAGGCATGTCTGTGGACTCGTTCCGTGGCACATTGCTAGACGCAATCGGTGACACTCCGCTGGACGTTGCACCAGCAACAGTTGACGTTCCTGTAAAAGAAAAGCGCAACTATTCATTGGGCCGCATGGTTCAAGCGCAGATCACAGGTGACTGGCGTGAAGCTGGCTTTGAGCGTGAAATGAATGATGAAATCACTAAGCGCGTCGGTCGCAGTGCAGAAGGCATCTATGTGCCAGACTTTGCATGGGGCCAACGTGGTCCGTTGTCCACAGCGGCAACTGGCGGCTCTGGTGCAGAGGTTGTCTTTGATGACTTTGTGCCAACAGCGCATCGCGGTGATATGTTCATTGAAGCACTTCGCGCACGCCAAGTTCTTGGCGGTCTGGGTGCAACTTATATGTCTGGTCTCAGTGGCCGCATTAAGATGCCAAAGATGGCGACAGGTGCCAACGCAGCATTCGTCGAGGAATTGGCTGACGTTGCAGACGGTGCTGGCACAGACGGCGGCGTAACATTGCAGCCGCGCACAATGGGTGCGTTTGTTGATTTGTCCCGCTTGCTTATGATGGAATCCGTTCCAGCGATTGAGCAAATCATTCAGCAAGACTTGCTCGCATCTGCGGCAGATCGCACTGAATTTTATGCGATCCAAGGCTCAGGTTCCGGCGGTCAGCCAACAGGCTTGCTGAATGCATCAGATGTCAACAACCTTGACATTTCAGCCGGTACAGATGTTGACGCTCTGACATGGTCAGACATCATCACTCTGGTCAAACTGGTTGAAGAAGACAACGGCATCGTCAATGGCAATGCGGCTGGCTTCCTGTCTCACCCAGCGGTCAAGGCAAAGCTGGCTTCGACAGCCAAAGTTTCATCAACTGACAGCGTCATGATCATGAATGATCCTTGGAATACTCTCTATGGGTACAACACAGGATTCTCATCCAACGTGCCAACAAACCTCAATCCGGGTGATGGTGGCACTGATGCGTCTGCATTGATCTTTGGTGACTTCTCACAATTGATCATCGCACAGTTTGGCGCACCTTCCATCATGGTTGATCCATACACCGGATCGCGTGCTGGTACAGTTCGCATGGTTCTCCATGCTGAATTGGACGTAGGTGTTCGCAACGGCGTCAGCTTCGCTAAAACAGACGAAGTCTCAGTTGCCTAATAACTGACTAAAGAGAGGGCAGAAATGCCCTCTCTTGCAAACAAAGGGGCGGAATATGAAAGTCAAGATTTTGCAGAAATGTTTCACTGGTGTCGGTGGCAACCTTTATAAGGGTGAAGAGCATGACATTCCTGATCGCACAGCACAAAAGCTGATTGCGCGTGGATATGCTGAAGCTGCGAGCGCACCCAAGCCAAAGGCATCCAAGCCTAAAGCATCTAAAAAGACAACTCGCAGCGTTGGACTGAGCAAGTCTGATGTTGAGTTAAACACGCCAGAGGATGACAGCTAATGGCGATCTCTTTTGCCGATGATTTATCATTGCTTTTCGACGTTGAGGATTTCGCCACGGCGGCGACATATGACGGCGGCGCGATCAACGGCATATTTGATAATGAGACAGTCCCAATGGACGCTGGTGGAACGGCACAGGTGCATCAACAGCAACCTCGTTTCACCTGCCGAACCATTGATGTGCCTAGTGTCTCATCTGGTGAGACAATCGTTATCAGCGGGGTGACTTATAATATCGTCGCTTGGATACATGACGGAACCGGGGTCACGGTCCTACAGTTGGAAAAACCATAGATGGCACACGTTAGACAGCAAATCCGTGACGCAGTTGCGACAACGCTATCATCGGCGGTGTCTTTGGTTAGCAGTCGAGTATATACAACGCGCGTGCATCCGCTCAATGAGGCTTTATTGCCAGCGATAAGCGTCTACACAGGCAGCGAGTCGAGTGAGCGTTACACGGCTGGGATCACAGACATGAACCGCGAGTTATCGCTTGAGCTTGACATCTATGTGCGCGAGAGCGCCACGTTTGATGATGATGCTGATGCGATAGCGGTACAGGTTGAGGAAGCGATGGCTGGCAACTTCACCATTGGTGGACTAGCAAAATCATCGGTGCTAACCTCAACCGAAATCCAATTTGACGGAGAAGCCGATCAAATATTAGGTGTGGCCAAGCTGACTTATCAGGTGAGATATGTTACACCCATGAATGACGTAGAGACAGCCAAGTAAGGAGTTCATCTAATGGCTACACATTTCGGATCAGATGGAAGCGTGAAGTTAGTAACTTCTGGCGGTTCCGTTGCTACAGTTGGCGAATTGCTCAACTGGACAGTCACAATGACCACAGATGCGGTCGAGACAACTAGCATGGGCGATACCAATCGCACCTATGTGAAGGGTCTTTCAACTGGATCGGGTTCCATGTCGCTTTATCTCGACCCAGATGATGCGGTGCAGCAAGACCTTGCTCAAGGCGATAGCGTTGATTGCGAGTTCTATGTTGAAGGCACAGACAGTGGCGACACAAAATATGCTGGAACATTCATTGTCACATCTGTTGAGCGCGGCGCAACAATGGATGGCATCGCAACTCTTAACTGCGAATTGCAGCTAACTGGTGCGCTGACTATCAGCACGGTGTAATATGTCATTAGCGCAACGCATCGCGGCAAATCGGGCAGATAAAGAACTGAGTTCGATTGATGTTGAAGAATGGGGCGAGGGCGATCAGGCTCAAACCCTATTCTTCACAGAAGTCTCTGCGCGAGATATGTCTAAAATCCAAAAGAAGCATCCAGACTTCATCAACAACCCTACGATGGACGCTATGGTTGAGATGATCATCCTCAAGTGCCAGAACGCTGATGGCGAAAAGGCATTTGATGTGGGTGATAAATTCATCTTGATGGGTGAGCCTCTTGTCTTGATCGCCAAAGTCTTTGGCGCTGTATTTGAGACTGTGGCAGTCGAGGAACATGAAAAAAACTAAGAAGCGACTCATTTCGGTTTAATCTGATCTCATTGGCTGAACTTCTGGGCAAAACAATTGCAGAGATTGATGACATAAGCATTTCGGAGTATAATGAGTGGGTCGCATACTTTAATCTGAAGAGGGAGCGCGAAGATAATGGCAGTTGAGAAGCTCACGTTTGAGATGAACGCCGTTGGCAACGCGGTCCCTGAGATGAAAAAGGTCCAGAACCAACTGGGCAAGGTCAATCAAACAATGTCAGTGGCGCAGACAAAACTGCGTCAGCACGCCAACGCTAATCACGCGCTAATTAAATCTAATAAGAGCATGACTAGAGGGCTTGGAATGGCATCGTTGCAGTTCCAAGATATGGCGGTCCAAGCCTCTATGGGAACGAGTGCGCTGCGCATTATGACTATGCAGGGTCCACAGCTTGCA